CCACGAACAATGTCAGCAAAGCTGTCAGGGTCACGGTAGGTTTCAGTTTTGCTAAGTTGTTCAGCAGTCGCAACAGCAGAACCATGACCTGCAACAAGAACACCAAAGTTTGAGTTTTGGTTAGCTGTTCCAGTTGTAGCAGGACCTGTACCAACAGCAGGTAGGTTGCTAGACACGTAGAGTCTAAAACCTGACAAGTTAGTTAGTGCAAGACCGTTTTTAAGTTCGGCTGCGTTGAAGTCAGCGTTTACCAACTTAGAGTTTTCATCGCCCAATAACTCCATGAATACAGGGTCAACAACCAACCATCTATCCTGAGAATCAACTTGCTGTTGGTTTAACAGTCTGCTCATTCTGTTGATAAGAACCATTGGTGTGATGGCTGCTGTGGAAACTGCAGTAGCTCCCGGAGCTTGAGTTTGAATAGGGATAGAGTGGTCTCCTGCAGAAGAAGTAGTGATACTTCCAAAGGAGCTTTTGATTAACTTCATTGAAGAAAGAAGTTCATCAGACCCTGCAGTGCTTACTGCTTTTGTACCGTTAACTTGGTCGTTTTCAGCACTTGCCACAGCACTTAATGCAGACTGCTTGTACCCTGACATGTAACCAAGAACTTCTTGGTCATAGTTGTCAGCAAGCCTGTACGCTGCCCTATCAGTTGCGAGTTGCATAAAATTCACATGACTGTGAGCTTCCTCAATATCGTCCATTTTAAAAGCATAGTAGTTTGCTTTATCAACGACAAGTTGGAAGTCCTCGTCATCTAAATCCTGTGCAGTTACGTGTGTACCCCTTGCGTACTCCTTGACTGAAATTTCAGGCTCTTTAATAATTCGAACTGTATCACCTTGGTTAGCAATTTCCCCAAAGTAGTCAGAATTAGTAATATCGCCCACAACAGTCGATTTTCGAAACGCAAGTTGTACTTGTTTCGAGTAGATTATTGGCGAAAAATTACCGTTAGGTAAATTGCCATAACCTGACGTTGTTTGAAAAGCCATAGTAAATCCTCCTATAAATTTGGCTTAATGAAAAGCTAAACACCGTAGGAAGAGGTTATACGTTCTAGAGTGCATATGGTTACTCTGTAGCTAACTTTGTAACCTATGGGTCTATAATTATATAAGTAGTCTGTACTCGTTTAAACTTTATGGTTTACTAAAACATAAAGGTAGTCAAAAAGAGGCTTTATGTCTTGGTCGTAGTTATATTAATAAAATATTGTTTGTCAACACTTTATCTTCTATTTCCTGATACATCGTAAATAAATTTACCAGAACGGATTGCTGTGTTTATTTTATCAGCATTCCTAGCATAGTCGGTATCACTCATTTTCTCTACATCAGATTCCTTTATAGTATCTGCTAATTCCTCAGCATCTACTTCCGTCTTAGACGTTTTGTTTACAAGAGAAGCCGCAGCTTTTCTCTTATTCTTTTTGTCACCTGCTGTTAACCCTTTGTCTACTTTATATAAATCAATAACACGGATAACAGACTTGGCATCATCTGTATTCTCATAGAGAGCATTCTGTACCCATTTAGGTTGCTCCTCTACCCACTCATGGAACTCATCTGAGTCACGCAACTTGTCAAAGTCTTTATGAACCTCTTTGATTTCATTCTCGGCTGTCCTACGAGTTGTTTCCTGCCGAGCTTTGCTAAGTTCCTCTATCTGAATATTAGCCTTATCAAACATTTGTTTAGCTTTTTTCTCGGCTATTGTTTCCACAATACCTGCAACATCAGGATATTTCTCTGCCCAAGACGCAATATCCTCATCGGACTTAGGTGGTACAAGCTTTTTAGTGTCAGATAGTTTATCTTCTAACTCTTTTATCCTAGCATTGTATTCCTTCTCCTTTGTCGCAAGATGTCTTCGAACATCCCCATATCTCGTCTTGAAAGATTTTTCCTCCTTGCTAAGAGTCTCGTCAGATACCTCTGCTTCCTTTTCCTCTTCAGGAGGAGATACATCTTGGCTCTCCTCAGGGTTTTCCTGAACCCCTTCTCCTTGACTCTGTGCAAGGAGTTCTTTGAGTTCTTGCTCGTCCTTAGCAATCTTGTCCTTGTACTTTGAACGAGACCGACTTAAAAATCCTGCAGTCTTTTGTGGTTCTACTGTTTCTAATTCTGGCATATTTTTCTCCTGTTATTGGGGTTGACATGATTGTCAAGTAGCCTTAGGTTTAGTGCCTAATCCTTTAGTATTCTTTTTTCGTTTTGCTTTAGCCTTGGGTTTAGATGCTAGTCCACTTTTTTTAGCAACAGACTCTTTTGTAAATAATCCACCCTTGTTTCCTACACCATAAAATGTACCGTCACCAAAAACACCACTGCTACTACTATTACTTCCACCAGTATTACCACCACTACTTCTAGATGGTCCTCTTGCTATGGCTTGGGCTTCCTGCATCTGTTGGTCAAATGCCGTATTCTGTGCTACGGTATCTAAGTCACCTTGACCTGCTGACTCCTCTGCTTGTTGTAGGTCTACTTGTAGATTCTCTACTTCTCTTAAATGATTCTCCAAAGCTTTTTCTCTAACTCTTTGCCTATTATTCTCTATGCGTTCTAGTGCAGCTTTTCCTTCACTGGTGTTAACGTCAACATCTTCTCCACCACTAAATACATAGTCTTTATTATCTATTCTTCTGATGCCTAATAAAGCTCTGTCTAATTTATCCATTACTCCACTTATGGGTGCATTAGCTATCTCCTGAACTGTTTTATCACGACTTTCAAAGTTTAATGCTTTACCAATTCCTGTAAAAATATTTTTAGCTGCATTAGCTACTGCACCAACTACTCCACCACCTAGAGCAGATATTAGTTTACCAAGTCCTGTAGGATTCTTTGCATTATCTATAATTGCTTGAACATCTTCTCTCTTCATATCAATACCAAGTTCTGCAGGTATCAGTCCAATCTTTGCAGATAGTGGTAAGTCTCTATATTGTTCCATAGTTAAATTAAATCCAGAAATACCTTTCTTTCCAGTAGCAGGGTCTCCTGCTAATCTACCATAAGATACCTTTAAGGCATTTTCAGCTTGTCTTCTTGACTCTTCCATATTACTAAATGCTAAGGTAGTCTGAGATAATGATGAATCTCTTTCTCTATTAGAGGACTCTTGCTCACTTTCAAAAGGACTTGCACCTCCTCCTGTGCCTGTTGCTACCTGCTCAATGCTAGGAGGTGTATCAGACCACGGTGATTCTGTGTAGACTGCATCATTAGGATTGGAAAGAGACCCATCAGCATTATAACGCACTACATATGTTCTACCATCTGGATGATAGAATGTTTTTTGTGTTGGTATGGCTCTTGATGGAAAACCTAGGCTACCCCCAACAAATCCATAGTCTCCAAGTGGATTAGTAGATTTAGCTATAGTATCGGCTGTTATATCGGACTCGGTAAGAACACCCTCAGCTGCGTGTATTACACCCCCCTTATTTACTCCTATCATTTCTCGTAGTTTCTTTTCGTCTTCAGGGTCTAGTTGCTCAGAATCAGCCTGTACCTCTAGTGTAGCAACTGCAATAGGTTCACCTCCTATACGCCCATCCTTCTCCATTTGAGCAAGGCCTTGTTTGGCTTGCATACGCAAGTCTTCAAAAAACTTCACACCAAAAAATCTTACAACGTCTGCAGGTACGACATACTCCCCCTCACTAAGCTGTGCAGGTATATCATCTCTAACTTCTTCTGCTAGTGAACCAGATGGAACTTCATTACCACTAATAGGGTCTTTGTTCATACCATCATCCGTTAAACCACCCTGTTCACCAAATAGTTCCATTTGTTTTTCCATAGCAACACCACCTTTATTAAAATTTATATCGTAGTCTTCAGGTTTGATAGCAGTATCAAAATCCTTAACAACATTTGCTTTTCCACCTTGTCTTTTTTTTCTGTCTAAAGAAAATTCTTGTTTACCAACTAAATTACGTGCTTCTTTCATTACACGATTTAAATTTGTATTTTTCATGTCTAGTTCTCTATTAAAGAGAACATCAAGTGGAGCAAACCTATGTCCTAACTTTTTTAGTATAAGTAATCTGTGTGCGCCTTCATGGTTTGTTGATAACAGTGTGTTTCCCTTTTTATTGTACCCTACAGATACAAATGGTATTCCCACACCCCTTGCTATTGTTTCAAATTGAAAGTCTTCTTCAGTCATGTCCTTACCATACTTAGTCCCCCTAAGTCTTTCATAAGGTTTAAACCCTGTAAATTCTTCTGATTTAGCACCTTGCGTTGCTTTTTTTATACTACTTTCCATAGAGTCCATATAAGCTTTACCCACATCATCCATGTAAGTATATCCTCTATCTGGAAATAATTTGAGTGCTTCATCAATCGGAAGTATTACAGTTTTTATTCTTCTCCTTTTTTCACTCTGTGTACCAGTGCTACCAAAACCTTCTTCTCTATTAAATATCTTTAGATTGTCAAAGTCTTCAATAGACAGGTCGGTATTTTTAAACTCAACATTTCGTTGTTCAATAGGTAAGTCAACAAACTCTTCTGGTTTTCTAAAGGTTATGTTACCCCCTGTCGAACCTAGAGCATTTACGTCTACATCTATTCTTCTTGCTAGTTCTGCACCTTTTTTTATTAGGTTAGCAGCAACATCACCTACACCGGGAATCAAACCTATTAGCGTAGTGCCACTAAGAATACCTACGACTAAATAGTTAGGCTCTTCTTTTTTCAACTCATCATATATTTCTTTTGCAGCCATAGCATCACCAACTATCGGTGTCATTTCAGCTACAGCCTTGGTTGCATCTTTAAGACTTATTTGAGGAGTTTTAACAGCAAGTCTTTTTGCTTCTTCAGCATAACCTTTTTCTAAGTCCTTTTCCTCCATTAGGCTACTAGACCTCCCTCTGCCAGACCAACTCTGGTAAATGTTAAGTCTTTCATATCATTAAGAATATTAGTAATGTCAATTATTTTTACTGGTTCTTTGATAGTATCGGAGTTATAAAACTCCATAAATTCAATATACAAATCTAAGTTTTCACTAGAAACTTTATCTTCTTTTCCTATTTTTATTTTATGATGTGTATTATAGATAGACTTTATATCATCCTCTGTAAACCGACTTGTTCTTGGACTATAATCCTGAGTTCCTACTCTGGCTTTTACTTTACCGTTTGACTTCTTTACTATGTTAGCAACAGCCTTATCAAAAGCAACTTCATAAATATCATTAAAAACTTTAGGTATTGCTCCATACATTTCACCATCTTCCATGTCATAAAAAATACTTTGAAATGGTTTACCATCTTTTCTAGATGTAGCATTTAAAAATTCTTCAGCCGTTTCAGGAAATTTATTATTATTTAATGAAGAATATCTATAACCTAGATTCCCTTTTGAAAAAAGAAAATTATAACCTGCAGTCTCTCCTGTATTTATATCAGGTCGTTGATTACTAAAATTTCTAGCCTCTCCTATTTTGTTTACATTAGGTAGTACAATATACTTAGCTCCTCTTTTCTTAGCATCTAGTATAGTAGACAATAATAACTTTTCTATAATTTCTTCTGTAGAATTAATAGGTAACTTAGGGTTTAATTTTAAATCTTGTTTAGTTTTAGCTGTTACTTCTTTTAATATTTTACTTCTTGATTTACCAAATATATCTTTATAACTTTCATTATATATATTTTTAACAGCTTTATTAATAGGAACACCCATATATAATAATTTATCAACTGCATTAAGTTGGTCTGTTGTAGTTTGTATATCTCTCCCTAAACTCCCTCTTAAATTTATACCATAATCTTTTGCAACTTTCGTTAACTCGGCTTCACTAAGAAGTTCAACAGGAGCAAATCCTTCTTTTATATTATCAAAATAAAAATCTGTAAATGAATTAGGTGATTTAATCTTATCAGTTAGTCCACCAATTTGAACATTAAGAGCTTCATTAAAATTAGCTCTAAACGTAGCATTATATTTTTTCTGAAATAAGTCACTCTGTATTTCGTTTATAAATATTGAATCTCCTTGCTTTGTTGTTCTTATATGAGCTATAGTATCCACTCCAAAACCATGAGTACTTATTGGCCCTCTGGTAGCCACTTCTCTACCTAAAAGATTAGGAGCGTTTGCAATAGTCGATGTTTTTCTATAGTAGTTAAAAAAGTTATCTAAAGAATCTTTATCTGTTGGTTTAACTATATTACTATTTCTAAATGCTTCAGTTATAGTTTTAGCACTGCCCTGTCTGCCACCAAACTCCATTGCATCAAAGTCAGGAGACTGTAAATAATTTGTTAAATCCTGTGTTGTATCATTAAGGTTGATATTTCTTGTTCTAGTAGGAGTGTCATATGTAGGTAGGGGAAATTCAAATTCTCCTATTCTTGGCTTCATTAAATTAGGATGATTATATGTAATTTTATTCACATAGTTATCAACAAACTGTCTGGAAAGTTTATTTAAAGTTTCAGGTTTTGCTTCAAATATTAACTTCATAAATTCTTTAACTAATTTTTCTCCACCTTCTTTTCTTGCTTGTTCTATTCCTACCTTTACATACAAGTCATCTATTACAGAAGTAACACTTGCATCAAATGGAGATAAACCATCTTTAGTCAAAGGTTTTGTAATAAAATTAATTGATTCTTCTAAACTAGGTTGTTTGCCATATTTAAACTTAGCAAGATTATTAGCATCATTTAAACCAAATGCTATTCCTTCTAATCTCTCTGGATTTTTTATTGTTTGTCTAGTAAGACGGCCTGACCCTGCTTTTTCGCTTTGTAATTTTCCGGGATTTCTTAAAACTATAACAATATCTTCTTGAGGAAGATTATCTAAATTTAAAAGACCAACACTTTCTTGTCTTTGTTGATTAAAAGGATAGCCATCAAAGTTAACTTTAGAAGGGTCATACTCTCTTCCCAATTCTGCAGTTGTCATTACTTCTTTATCTTTTGCTAGTTTAGTAACTTTATCAGTAGAAGGAGCAGTGCCGTATTGATTATATAAATCACTCTCTACCAGTTTAGGAAGATTTCTTTTTGATATTGCATATTCTATTGCCTGACTTTTACCAATACCTGATTTAAATGAATTACGACTATCATATACATCAACAAGAAATTCTGCAGAGTCAGTATTAGTCATAGGAAGAGTTAGTCTTCTATTTAATCCATTTATAAATTTATTGTTTAAATTAATAAAATATTTTTTTCTTTCTGGTAAAATCTCTGCTGCACTTTTTCCTAAAGTATTAGGGTCAAATGCAACATCAAAATGACGCTCCACCATAAGCTCTGCTGCTTGTATACGGTTGTCGTTTTTAGCAGCAAGTATTTTTCCATCAGCAGCCCTAAACTGGTCATCCCAATTTTTTGGTAGTACCCCCAAATTTTCATAAAATTTTATAAAAGAAATATTTGCTAACAACTCAGCTCTAGTAGAATTTAAAATTGCTTCATTGTCTTCAGGTATAGTTCTTAAATATGTCATAATATCTGACGGTTTTATAACCTGATTAACATCAGTGTTTACACTTCTCAACGCATCTAGTGTGGGACTGTATGTATTAATACCTGAGAATGACAAATTCATTGGAGTGTCCCCACTAAGAACATTCATATTATATGCTCTCTGAGTGTCATAGGACTCCTGTTTGTATGGTAATCCTACATTACTATCTAGTTTAATTTTTTTACCAAATACTTCAACAGTATCTTCATCGACAGGCATATTGTTTACAAATTTAGTATTCTTAAATTTATCTACTAGTTTCCTAGCACCCTTACTCATCAACTCTCCAGACTTTCTAATAGTCTTACTTACTGGTTTACTGGGTAATAAATCTAAAGCTGATATGCCAAGAAGTAAACTTAATCCACCTATCTTGGCATAATCTAAAAAATCCTTGTCTTCTTTTGATGCAGCATTCTGTATATCTACACTTAACAATGCTTCAGCATTTATGGGTAAATTTTCTGCTGTTACCACAGAATTATATCCTGCTCTAGCAGCTGAATCGTAGTCTGACCCTTGATTTAAATGATAGTCCCTAACTGCTTCAGCCTGTTCTCTGCGTAACCAATTTTCTTCTTTTTCAAAAAACTCTATTGCGTTCTTAGTATTTTTTTCTAATTGATTTTCGTATAGAACTTCTGTAGGTCGTAAACCCTTTTTAAGAAATCCAAATGCAGCTTCTGTTTGTTTAGCTGTTGTGTCCATTCATCTCTTCTCTAAGATATTTAAGTCTGCGTAATGCACCTATCGCACCCTGTAGTCTGTGAATAACCACATGATTATCAGACTGCTCTAAGGCTACGTGATTCTTCTGAATAGCATCATCAATGTATTCTAAAAAGTTATCCCACAATGCTTTATCATTTACTAACTTTTTTAGGTTCATTGTATTGTACCCTGATTACCAGTAAATCCCGGCTCATCAGGTGTTGGCACTGAGCCTGTTCCTATGTTAGCTCCACCTGACCCCTGTGTGTCTTGTACCTGACTACCTGCAGGAACTTCTTCTGTCTCTTGTGGTGGCTTACCCTCGTTAGGTGGAGGAGGTGGTGGTGGATTCTGCTCTTGAAACTTTTTAAGTATCTCAGCCTGTACTGCAGCCTGACCCATAGAGTTAGCCACTTTGTCAGGGTCTAAGTCCATAGACTTTGCTATCTCTCTAACTATGTAGTCCATTCGTGCAAACGGAGCAAGAGCAGGATTAGATACGGTCTGCATGAACTGCATTAGTCTCTGACTACGTACTTCATTAGCCATAAGACTTTCTGTACCCTGTGCCTTAACTTCTAAGTCACCCTTTATCTCAGGGTCAAAGTCAAACTGCATATTGAAACTAAAGAATGCTTTACCAAGAGGGCCTAGTAGATAGTCATCTACATTTTTAATTACACTACGTATTGAGTTGTTAGCAGCATTCATTAGCATACTAATACCTGATGCTGTACGTCCCACACCTGTTATACCTGTTTGACCGTGGGCAAAGGACGGAAAGCCTGTACTCTCGTCTGCTAACTGTCGTGCCTTGTCAAACATCTGCATGTTTTCATTCGACACATTAGGGAACTTTGTGCCAAATATAGCCTGACCCGGTGCGCCACCCTGTCTTCTAAATATTTTTCCCGGATATACAGATAAATCCTGACCCGGTACTAGGTTTGTTTCATCCACCTCTATAATAAGATTGCCTGACAACGCAGCATTATCTACAGACATACGCATGAAACCATTCATCAAAGTCTGTGTATCGTCCATATTTTCTGCAATACCCACACCAAATATACTGTATGGGTTCATCTCATATGGTGTTGCATAGTAAGGCAGATAGGCAGGAGTAAACGGATTCATAACAAGTCTAAGGACATTGTTGTTACATATCCAGATGTTTACACTCACCTGTTCTACATCACCTAACTCTTCAGGTATGTCTACATCATAGGCTTCTATTATTTCTCTATCTACAAATCCCCAAAACTCTAGAACCTCAAACCTTTCGGCTCTGTCCTCTTGGTTGTTGTCTTCCATGACATGTTCCCACCATTCTTTATTATACATCTCTCCTTCATTAAGAGATTTGTCGATAGCATTTTGTCTAAAGAATGGTCTCTTTTTTAATGCACGTAACTGAGAACGAGACATCTTGTGTCTCTCTATAATAAACTCAGCTTCATCCATGTTGTTTGCATCAGGGTCTGGATAAAAATTCCATATAGATACATGAGAAGTTTGTGGCACAGTCTTAAAGAGTGGACTATACATCCCTTCCTCGTCCCAATTAGGATATTCTTTATCTACGGCAAAAGGTCCTTTCATTATACCTGTGCCAAATAGTGCTGATTCAAAAGCAGCAGACCTTAATTGTTTCTTAGCATTTGACTCTTCTAATTGGTCGTGTATTTTCTTTTCCATCTTTTTTGCTGCAACCATTGCAGGATGAAAGTTAACAGAGGTAGGACTACCTGTCGATTTAAAATCTATTTTATCTTGAACAGGGTCTAGGTCATCGGTTAGAGGTCCTACTCTTTCATTAAACTCTGGAAGTGTTTCTCCTGCTAACAATTCAGGTAACTCTCTAGGAGTTGTACCTGTTTGTTCTTTAGCTTCTGTTAGCTGTGGATTTGTTTCTAGACTAACTGTATCTTCTACACCATCAGGTAATATTGTTGGGTCTATGCTCAGTGGAAACTTATTACCACCAAACAATACTTCTACAAGCTGTCCGTAAGCAGCAAGAACTTTTGTTTTAGTTACTTTAACAAATACTTTTGATTTTTCCGTAGAAGTAAACTGTACTTCAGGACCGTACAAACCACGATAGTTTCTATAAGCCTGTATCCATCTTTCCTCATCACCTCGTCTATTTGTTTCTGCTTTGGTAAACTTACCTTTTACAAAACTAACTATATCTCCTGCAGGTGTGTCTACAAGTGCGTCCTGTTGTATATCATCAATTGCTGACGATTCTACTGAATCAGGAGTTATTTCATTTTCTTTCATATTTTACCTCAGTATCCAAAAGTTGAGTCAGCTATCTGAAAACCAGTTCGCTGCATATCTGGGTTGTAGTCAAATAAACTACTTCTTGGTCGTGTCATAACACCATAACGCAGTGCATCATATAAATGGTCTTCAGACTTTGTATCTACATCTTCCGAGTTATTCTTGTCGAGTGGGATAGAAGGAAGTTGAGATATAATATTTGTACAAGTGTTAAAGAAGACAAGTCGAGGTTCTTCAGTAAACTCGTCAACTTGTAATCGTCTGTGTATTTCGTTCTTTCCTGCAATACGACTTCCTTTGCTTCTATCAGAGGGTCTCCATCGACAACCTTTTATTATCATTTGTTCAGCCAATGAAGGTCCTGTATCTCCTCTTTTATGCCACAGTGAACTGTCTAACACACCATAACGTATCTTACCATCATTTACTTCAGCTTCAAGTACCATGTCAGCCAAGTCCGTTGCTAAAACTTTTGACGCATATAGCTCTCTATAGACAACCAACTGCTCTGAAGGTGTTACAGCTATCCAGACTACACCTGTATAGCTACCATAGCCATAGTCACAAGCACGAAACTTAGTCCAACTTTGAGGTACATCATAAGGCTCAACAACATGTACCCTACGACTAAACTCTGGAAATGCTGCTCCCTCATTAACATCCCAATTACCCTCTAACAGTTGTTTACGTTGATGCTCTGGTAAGGACAAAAGGTTTGCTTCGTACATACCATCATCAGCTAGATATGGATTGTCAAACAGTGTTGCAGGAATAAAACGTCTTTTAAACAGTGGTTCACCTTCTTTACTGTGACCTTTAGGCATCTGTAGTACATCACCTGTTTCTATGTTTGTTGCCCAAAATGCTGTGCCGTGTGGTGCAGGGTCTATAAACATCTTCTTGACCCACTGATGCCCTGCTCCTCCGGGGTTTGTTGTAGCTCGTTGATACAGGTCTAGTCCACTTCCTCTTGCTGCACGTAGTCTTGACCTCATGTAGTCAAATGGATACGGACTTGCCCACTGCGTTAACTCGTCAAACCCTATCCAACTAAATGCCTGTCCCTGATACCGTGTAACATCATCATCTCTATCCAAGTAAGACAACCACAGTGTTGCTCCTGACGGTGCTACCCAAGTCTTATCTCTTTCCATAAACTTTATGTTTGGTATTGCTTCTGGATATAGTTGTTTAGAAGCAGAGATAAGTTCTCTTAGTTCCTCTGTTGTCCGTCTTATTAACAACCCTCTGAAGTGTGGATTATTAAAGTATCGCACAGGGTCGGCTAACATTGCATAAGACTTGCCACCTCCTGCTGAACCACCGTATAAAACTTCTCGTTCTGTTGCAGACAGAAACTCTGTCTGTGGTCCTTTGTTTGGTTGGAAGATAACTTTTTGTGCTTCTTCCGTTTCTATTGGCTCAGGCTTCGGTTGTGCGTGTACTTTGGTCTCTTGCACCGAATCTTGTGGCTTCAAGCTTTTCTGCTTTCTCAAGGGCTTCTTTGTACCTTTCGGCAAGATAGCGTTTATTTGAAGCTTCTCTCTTACGCTTTTGTTCAAGTTTAACCCTGTGTCTAAGTCCTACGTAGGATATGTATCGTCCTGATTGTTCACTCAACCAATTTGCTACATCCCTGTAGCTATACTGTTTGAGATATTTTTTTGCTTTTTCTAATAAATTTAATTGTTCTACTATTGGTAAAAGAATATCTTTATCTTTTGGGTCTTGCTCGTAACCAAAAGGTATAACTCGTCCTACTCGTACTACAGGTTGCCAATCAAACCCATCATCTGTTTCCTCTGGTACAGGAAGTTTCCAATCCTTAGTCGTTCTCATCATTCTTCGGTGGTAGGATAAACAGAGGACTAGCTGCCGTTACCTCCACCTTATCTGTTTTAACAAATCCACTACGGTCTAGTATGTCTTTAGCAGCCACCATCTTTTCTTTATTACCCAAGTCTGTAGGACTGTGCATAACTTCAAACATAGAATATGCTGCTTTAGTAGCAGAAGAAGAAATAAATTTTTTGGTGAGGTCAGCTATCTCTTCTTTCAAAGAATTTATAATAGAAGACGTAGCAACATTCTCGCTGTATCCTGCAAGCTTCTTTGCTTCCACAGGATTACCTCGTGCTTCTTCAAAGAGTACATCTAAGAACTTCTGTTGTTTTTCTGTAAGTGCCATTAGTTTAGTTCAAAATGTGGACCATCAATAAATGGTCTTCTACCTTGACTCCTTCTTATATCTATATAATTATTCATAGCATCTTCCATTGGTCTTTCCCAATCTGTTATGCTGTCGATATTCCATGCTGCTCCCCAACGTATATTAGCTCCAGTCTCTTTAGCTGCAGCTTTCATTGCGTCTGCTATATCATCATACATCACGATGTCCCAACTTGGGTCACTGCCATCATAAGCCATTAAATCGACAGCGTGTGATGTTCCATCTTCTTGAATAAGGTGTTTGCTACGCATAGTCTGTGAGCGTCCTGCCTTGTACAGCTTTTCTTGTTCTGCTAAAGAACGGACACCATAGATAACTCCAAAGTCTACCTTGCTCACTTCAATGGCACGTTTTACTGTGTCTACTAATAACTCATTTACACCTTCTAGTTTACCTAGACTTCTACTTGATAGTTTAAATGTCACGGCTTTACTCCTTTTGGTAAAAAATCAGCAAGTTTTGGTTTTGGGGGTTGTATAAACTTTGGTATAGTTCTCCAAAATCTGAGTTCTTTTGCTAATTTATCTCTTGCAACTGAAACAGCACCTTCATTTATAAGAGCTTGTGTTTGTGGATTTAACTGTGCAGTTTTTTGTAACTCTTTAAATCCCATACCATTTGTTAAACGAGTTACTTTTTTACCATTATTTATTTTAGGTATCATTTCTTTTTTATTCCATTAAAAAATTTACCTGCAGACCGTGTGGCAAAGCTTGCACTTACGATAGCTCCTAAAGCAATCTGATACCACTGTGGCATACCTGCCAAAGCCGTAAATCCGTCTGCCACTATTGCCCTACCCCATTCACCACAGAAGCTCAGTACTAGAGGAATGCTGAACAGTAGAGTCAGCCATTCATCTTTCCACGAGGACTGTGATGCCCTCATAGCAGCTAAGTCCCAATCTATCTCACCTGTGGCTTCTTTCATGCGAATGGTTGCTTCAGCCTTCTGAACAGCAACCTTACCATCTAGGTAAGAAGATGCTAAACTAGATACAGAACTTAGTAGTGTACCTAGCATTATACGCAGTCACAATCTTCATGGCATTTTTTATTTAACAATGCACACCATAATCTTTTTAAATACTTTCTCATCTTTCCTCCCTCTCCATTCTTTTTGGTTCTGATTTCTCTGCTCCCATCCAGATTGCAAAGCTCCCTGTCATTGCTCCTGTAATCACGGATATTAGTCCTGCCTGTTGTGTGGTCAACTCTGGCTGACTCAAAGCCCATTCTATACAACGAATGTAAACTCCTGTCATCACTAGCATCATAAGTCTTGGAAGTATTCGCCATCTATCAAGTGTCTCTGGAGTCATTTTCTTCCTTCTTTATAACTTCTTCTACCCAATCACCGTTGTGACCTGTGTGTTCACAATACTCACACTTATCATCTTCAATGTGATGCCCACACACTTCACATGTAGGCTCGTACAGCATCAACTGTCTACGCTATTATTCTGTGCTACAAATGTATTAAGCACATCTTCGTTTACACAAATAACTCTTTCTACAGGTCTCTGCCCATAGAACTTCCATACAGTTTTTACAAGAGGTTCAGGGTTATTCTTTACAAAATCTTTACACTCATCTACACTGTGAAAGTGTCCGTGTTTTGGTTGTTTAAAGACTAATATATCCTGCATACCATTCTCGTATACTCCTAGCATTACAGCTACAGCAAACCATGCTTCAACTATCATTTTCAAAATATCCTATATTATGTAACTTTTCTATAACTTCTCGTTTTCTTAGCGATGCCTTTAGGTTGCTTAACGAATTGCTTGCCTGCCTTTGTGCCTTTTCTTTTAGCTCTAGTTGTCGCTGCGTACTCTTGGGGTGATAGAGCCTTGATTGCAGCTGTTGGAAGATACCTCTCTCCAGTTTTGCTACTGGGTTTACCACTCTTGGTTCTCCACTTTTGTTTTGACCATGATTTAAGACTTCTTTGACTTTTCTTTAGTGGCATTATGTTTTCTCTTTAACGAAACTTTTGCTTGCTTGGCGAGTCTGGATTGTGTAGTTTTCCCTTGAACGGCTGCACGTTGCTCCAGAACGGTGAGGATTTGTATTTTCCTTGCGTATGGTTTGCTAATTCTTTTAACTTTAGCAATAGTGTCTTTCGCATCTTGGATGGTTGCATACTTAATACTCACCGTATCTTTAGGATTTTCATCCGTGTAGAGCCTTCTGCCTGTATTTTTAGGCTTCTTGCCTGTACCAACTTTAGGGTCTTTAGCGATAACCACCACCCTTAGCTTTGTACTGTTTGGCTAACATCTGAGCTTTCCTAGCACTCCACTGTCCGGGCTTACCCCCTTTAGAACCTGCTTTAATCCTACCAAACAAATTCTTTCGCATAGTAGGTTTGGTATAGTTACCTGCTTTGTTGACTGTACTTCCACCTTTGCTAAAGCCAGAAAGTGAGGACAAAGACTTTGCTTGTCCTGCGTGTAACTTAGAAGCCTTCTTCAAACCCTTAATTACCTTTTTGACTTTAGCTTTGTTTTGTGCAGTAGCCATAACTAGCCCTTCATTATTTTGTAGCCTTTGGCTTTAGCTGCAGCTCTAAGTTGACCAACAGACATACCCCCTGCTGCGTAACCCTTCTTCTTCATAGTAGCTCCACCCTTAGCCATACCCTTCTTCTTCATTGCTGCACCACCTTTAGCCATGCCCTTTTTCTTTTTGGTCATGCCACCTTTATTCATTTTGCCTTTACCGTCTGCAGCAAAAGCAGGAATCATCTTCCCACCCTTTTTGACCATAGGCATTTTAACTCCACCTTTAGCCATTCCTTTTTTCTTCATCGCAGCTCCACCACGAGCCATACCTTTTTTCTTCATTGGTTTCTTTTTTATTGCCATGATTGTTACTCCTCTTTAGCATATAAGTTATTAAAGACTCTCTGAGTATCCCAAACGTACTCAGTCTCTTGTTTTGAATGGAACACCCTCTGGTTCGGCATAAAGTCAGGTGGTCCTTCCCCTGTCTCAAACCATGCAGGGTGTGTTACTCGTACTCTGTTGTTTGGTAACGCAACGATGTTACCAGTATACTCTCCTGCATCCATCAACTCTAACACATGACTTTGTTTATGTTGAGCCGGGTCATCTGCTATCTCACTGTCTGTATAGTCTACAGTAAAATAGTATTTCGCAGGGTAGAACTCTCCCTCTATCTTGGCTATCCAAGGAGCAGGAGTCGCTCTATTCAAAACGTAGACTGAGTGGTCATGCGACATACAATCCCAAGGCTGTGCTACGTATGGTGGTAACTCTTGCGGCCATTCGTCATATGGTGTGTCACCAACCAATGCTGTGATGGGCATTCTCGCCCACATTGCTCCACCGTGTACATTCGGTTCATCTGTATCATCTGACTCGCAGCCAGTAAAGATGACCTGAAAACTGAGTGACCTATTCGGCATACTCGTTACGGCTATAACCATTGCGTGTAAAAACTCCCCTTCGTATCGTTGAAAGTTACACGTATATTCTCTTCTTACCCATGCCTTAAAGTATGGGATGTTACTTTGTAAATATGCCATGTGCCAACCATTTTGTTAAAAATTAATTGTATCACACTTACAAAGTAAAAGCAAGTATTAAGCTGCAGTTGTTTTTGGTATTTCTATAATAGATGTAATAACATGCAACCTATTTGCTGTACCTGCTGTAACTTTAATAATATCCCCAGAGGTTAGTATTAAGTCTCTGGTAAATAATTCTACTGTCCCCTTAGACCCTACAGCCTTATCCTTATATACACTAAACACATCACTACCATTTGTAATCGTAACCGTTATTGTATCAGCATTAGCACTGTCCTCTGACACAAGCATAGACTGTATCACAGAGACTGTGAGGGCAGGACAGGTGTAGACGGTAGTAGCATTTGTAGTCGTTAAGTCCGTCTTTACATTCTTCAGCCGAGAGGTGCTGAGGACATTTGCCACTATCTACCTCTTCTCGCCATTCCCCCACCGTAGAACATTCCTTTCTTACGGTAGTCTATCATGCCGCCCTTCTTCATGGTTAGTCCAGTAGTAGGGTTTACTTTTCTACTCAAGCCATTCTGCATGGCAGACTGTGTTAGTCCACCCACATTCATCTCATTCTTTTTCTTCTTCTTCATCAGTCCCCCCTTTCGAACACCACTCCTCTTGGCTCTTATTCTAAATCCTATTGGGTCTCTCATGTAATCATTATAGAGTTCTTTATCTATAGCCTTCATCTCCTTTAACTGCTCGTCAGTATAAGGGTCTCCTGCTTCCTCCATCATTTTTCTTTGTGACTCTCTGATTGGTTCTAGAATAAAGTTTAATAACTTAGATGGAAGTTTTTCTAGTTTATCTACAAAGGATTCTTTTTTCTCAGCCATAATGTTCTCCTACCATTTTACTTTGTGTGACCAGTATCGTGCTGACATTTTACTTGGCTTTGAGTCTTGTGCATCATGTCGTGCATAATATGATTTCTTTCGTGCTTTATCTTTGGCACTCTTAGGGTTTTTACCTGCTCCCCTAACTCCCTGCTGTCCAAAACGTATTAACTTTAGCTCGTGACCTTGCTGTGCCAGAACCATGTGAGACTTTGTTTTATGGTCTGGTGTTCTCTTGGGTTTATTTACCCCTTTTAGATTGTGCTTCTTGAGGAGTGCTGCTCTTCTTTTTTCATGTGCCATAGTTTTTTCTCTTTACGTGTGGCTGATAAACATCTTTTGCTTCAAGCATTCCCTCTAGGTACATTGCCCTCTCTACGTGGTCTAGTGTGTAGCGTACTCCAGTATCCTGAAATATCTTTTCACGGACGTAGAAAACATCTGACCTTGGGATATGACATCTTCGTAGTCTTGATTCGTCACCATCAGCTAAAGCTTTATAAAATTCGTGCAAGACATTATCGCTAACATACGTTTTTGTCTTTGGCATGACCCTAGTTATACTTTCTCCGTGTCCCTTGTCAAGAACAAACGACAGAAAATACACCTTCCCCTCTAATTTAAATTTTCTGTTACCAGTATACTTAAAGTATTCTTAAAGTAACTTTAAATATTAACTAAAGGAGTAGGAGATTAAGGTTAACTTTAAGATACTTTAAGTATATTATAATGTATACGTTATGTATGTCAACATAAATCTTCATCTTCTAAGAAAATAATGCTAGACTGTTGCCAAAATACTTAACAATACACATTAGGCTACCTGATACTACAATAGTATCACATAATGCACCCCCTTGTCAACACAAAATGTACAAAAATTAGGCAATACTTTCGTTGCACCCCAGTTCTCCTCCACCTCTAGAGTAATAATTAACAAAGCTTTGTGTAAAAACTGTACAAATGCCTAATATTTAGGCATAATTACAGCTGCTGCCTAAAATATACGCTGCTGTACATGTACTTAACAACCTAAAATTCCCATCTCTGGCAGAGTACATACATACTATCCACGCAGCCCGGGGTGGCACATGCATGCAGTAATATTTTTGTCACGCATGTTGCGTGTTGGCCACACTTTTTTACAACACTTATTGCTAACGCATTGTTTTTATTATGTTTTTTATATAATAATACATTATTGACTATCAATTCATAAGAAAAAATCGTTGTTTTTCAATGGTTTAGAAGAAAAATGCATTGCCATGCAAAAAAAAGCTTCACATTGTTTGTTTTTTAGTTCATAGTCTTCTCAGTTCGAATCGAAACGAACACTTAGAGTAAAATGCTTAGGCAGATTAAAAACGTAAATTGACACTCTAGACTTGATGTAGATTCGAATAGACTAAAAGACTAAAAAAGAACTTGACGAAAAACGAAAAGTAAAATACGGTTTAAGAGTAACAAGTTTTAGAGTATTACATAGATTGAACTCTGGTAGTTTTCAGAGTGCGTGGGAGACCTCCAACATTACGATAGTGTTGGCTGTAGGGAAATAAAATGCCACATGCTAGGGTCAATTTCGATTAGCGTAGGTGAAGCGTGTATCGTTTGGATGGTGGGAGCAGTACGGCTGAGATGCAATGCACCACGGCAAAATAAAATACCTTGCGAATGTAGGGTAGTCTAAGGTAGGCCAACCTACCCTTGCAGCAATGCATGGGACTACCCTTATTTGCAGATAGTTTATACCATAGGTAGTACCTCATTATTTATGCGAGGTATTAATTATGAAAAACAATATATTCAACATTAAAGGTTATAGAAAATCACAGAAGATGATATCAAGAGATATCGCAAAAAATATCATAGAAAATATGATATTGCCTTATAATAGTGACAAAAGTAATGAGTATTTCTATACGAAAAATGGCAAGGTCAGACCTTGGCTTAGTGGCTATATTGCACAGTATAGCAAGAAAAAAGTATTCGGACAAAAAGGCTACGCTAAGTAGTTATTGACAACAATCTTTAGAGGTGCTACCTATCGTATAAACTAGAGGAGTAAATACGATGACTGAAAGAACTTTAAGAAAAGGTCTAAATGCTAAAGGTATAAAAGACTATTACATGTTGGGAATGAATGGTAGCTTTGCCCATTATGGCAAGCAAATAAAAGTTCATACTTGTGTAGGCATGGAAAAGAATGAGTATGACACAGACTATTATATCTGTTGTCCTACCCTTGATAAGGAATATCCTTATGATGGGACACTTACATGTTTACAAGCTATCTTGACTATGATAGAGTTAGAATTAGACCAAGCAGAATAATGATTATAGGGCATTCTCTTGAGTGTCCTATGACCATTATTGAGAGGAGAAAAAAATGATGGTAAAAAGAGAAGCAATAGAATATCTAAAGTCTTCATTAAAAGATGGAGACACGATATACACTAATGTTCAACATGTCAGCCAATCTGGTATGACAAGGGACATAAAAATAATTAGTATAAAAGAAAATATGCCATTAAATTATAATTATTATGTATCAAAAGCATTAGGATATAAAATAAGAAATAATGGTGTTCGTATTGGTGGTTGTGGTATGGATATGGGATTCGCTATAGTCGACCACCTATCAAGAGTATTAGGTATTAAATTAAGACAGGAGTGGATATGATTGAGAATATAAAGGGAGTGTACTATCTCTCCAAGGCTTATGAGAAAAAGCATGGAGAGAATTGGTATAAGATAGCCAACAAAAGCTGTAGAGACATAGCTAAAAAGACTACTATGCACTCAGCTATAGTTGTGGGAGTATTGGCAGCATTGTCCCCCAATAATAAATGGGAGAGGAATGTTATTGATGCAGAAAATATGTGTGTGGCATATAAGACAGGAATACCATTGTCTGAGGTAAAAGTATGCACGTATAATGCTAATAAAGAGAAAGCAATAAAAATACTTGGTTTGCTTGATAGTGGTAGTTCTAATGTCTATCTGGATATTAGAGATATACTAAATGGGAATAAAGTAAAAGCATTCTTTGATTGTATCTATGGATATGATTTAAAGGAGACTAGCAGTAATACAGTTTGTATTGATGGACATGCTAAAGCTATCTACATGGGAGAGAAGTTTGCTCTGAGTAGCAATAGCAGTAACGTAACCAACAAACAGTATAGGGTTATCTCTCAGGCATATATAGATGCCACTAGGGAGATAAATCAATCTGAAGGGACAAGCTACCTACCCTATCAGATACAAGCGATAACATGGGTAGCATGGAGAAGAATACATAATATTAAATGAGGTATAAATATGGATGAAGAGGTAGAAGAACACGATTGCGAGGAGAATGCAGTATACTATGAGTTTACTGAGGACAACCATAGATATCATGGCTATGAGTGTGGTATCTGTGGAAAATTATTACAAACAGGATAAGAGAGGTTAGTGTATGTATGACACAGTAGTTAGCTTCTTTGATGGCATGTCAGGTGCTAGGATAGCCCTAGATAGAATCCGCAGCCACCCAAGGGAGTACCATGCTTTTGAGATAGATAAGTATGCCACGGCAGTTAGTAGGTATAGATATCCAGATATCATTCGACATGGTGATGCAAGAAATTGGACTAAGCTAAAGGGTAAGAAGATTGATTTACTGGTGGCAGGTTTTCCCTGTCAGAGTTATTCAATTTCTGGACTCAGAAAGTTTCAGTCAGACCCACGAGATATGTCTAAGGTTTTATTGGATGCCTTGCGAGGTCTCGCCATTGACAAAGTATTGATAGAGAATGTTGCTTCAATGCCTAGTGAGTGGCGAGATTACTTTACGCAGACATTCAAAGAGATATTCCCAGACATAGAATGTTATGAGGAGAATAGTAAGATTGATTCTGCCCAACAACGTAGAAGATTATATTGGACTAATATTAAGTTTACGAGGTCAGAAGATAAGGGTATTGTACTCAATGACATACTAGAAGATGGTGCTATGGCAGACAGGGACAAGTCCTACTGTCTAGATGCCAACTACTTTAAAGGTGGCAATCTCTCACACTACTACAAGAGAAGTAAGAGACAGATAGTATTCGATGACAAAGGCCACCCAGATTGGGACAAGTGTAAACAGGTAGGAGAAGCAGACCTAAAAGGCTATGACATAATCAAGAGAGTATACAGTAGGCAAGGCAAGAGTCCCACACTCACGACCATGCAAGGTGGGTGGCGAATGCCTAAGGTAGATGTAGGCACTCTGCATTGGAGGGCATTGACTCCTTTAGAGTGCGAGCGATTGCAGACAGTACCAGACCTATACACACAGTACGGAGAGTTTGACCACAAACATGGCTATCTTGGGGAAGTTAAACCAATCTCAAATAGTCAGAGATACAAGATGCTAGGCAATGGATTCTGTGTGGATACTGTGGCCAATATTTTAGGAGGGTAATTAAATGAGTAGAGAGTTAAAAATATTTATTGCATTGGTAACACTCTGCTATATACTAGACGTAACTTTTAAATATTTATTTTGAGGAGATAAATTAATGTACACAGTTAGAGAAGCACGAATAAGTGAGGATGTAGTAGAGTATCAAGTGACTGATGGTGAAACATCCTATTCATATTTTTATTCAAGGGAAGAAGCACAGGAATGTGTGGACAATTTGAACAATAAGAGTATAATTACACCTGAACAACTAAGGGAGTTAGGACTATGAGAGTAGAAGTATACTACAATCTGCACAAGCATGTCTTCTCCGTGAGACATAAAGGCAGAGTCATTGCACACACAAATGTTGTGGCGATAGAAAATCCTGAGTATGTTGTTCGCCAGAGTGGTAGACAGAGGGTGCTGCAGGAAGGCCGTAAAAATGTGCATGCCTTTGTTAGAGGTGATATGTTAGACCATAACAACATGCATCACGACTTTATTACATACAACTTATCGATAGTAGGTGACAGAGTTACTTACAATCCACATAAGTTTAAGAGTTTTGTGTACAAGGACAGTGAGAAACCTATACACAAAAGTGAGTGGGCATTACTTGCAAAGAGTGATAACAGTCCACCACAAATATTTTCATATAAATAGGAGAAAGATATGACACTACAGTGGGAAAGTAAACTGACAAGAGATTGGGTAAAGCAGATAAGACAGGCTTTACAAGACTCTATTGAAGTAGATGGATTCGATATAAATGTAGGCAATGCGTCCTTTGATGACTCAGAGGTGACGTTCAAGTTAAACCTTAGGGTGAAGGGTGCAGAGACTAGGGAGCAGCGAGACCTTAAAACATACGCAGAGATGGACAAAATAGACACAGCCAAGATAGGAGAGATGAGAGGAGAGAAGTATTCCCTGATTGGTTATAGAGTAAAAGCAAAGACAAGACCTTACATAGTGCAGAACTTACACAACAATAAGGAGTATATATTTACAACGGCACAAGCTCAACAATATTTTGGATTGGAAAAATGAAAGCATATCTAATAGACCCTGATAGGAAAGAGGTGACAGAGGTAGACTACTCTGGTGACTACAAGGACATATATAAACTGATAGAATGTTCTACGTTTGATGTGGTGGGTATCACTCCTGAGGGTGATGGCATATACATAGATGACGAGGGATTGTACGCAGAGAAGAAACATCTGTGGTCTTTCAAGGGTATTCTTCACAAGAACCATCTGTTTAACCTCGTCAATAAAGGACTTGTGTTAGGTACGAATATTGTTGGGGACAGTGTAGAGCCTGACCTATCACTAAAAGATATACAGAGGAGAGTTGTATGGCATTGGTAAAGAAGTATGCAGTAATGTTTGAACCCTTTGAGACAGAAGGATTAGAGTACGTCAAAGAGGGCTGCGGTGCTATGTGGGATGATAAAAGTCCTATCAAAACCTTTGACACCAAAGAACAGGCAAAGGTAGAGATGAAGAAGTGGAACACAGGAATAGTAGTGGAGTATGGATATGAAACAAATTAGTATAGACCCTAAGGATAGAATAGAGTTACTCAGATACGTTAACATGCTGAGAGAATTAAACTGTAATACATCAGAAAAAATACCTATCTACTATGAACATGTTTGTGAGTTGGAGTCTCTCATGCACAAGCTATCATTCATACTAGATTTTGAACAACCAAAGGGGAGAGAGGGTGGTTGGTACACAGACTATCAACTCAAGGAAGATTTACCAGAGGAGAAATCGAATGACAAGACCCACTAAAGCAGACAGGAAGAAGTATGACATCGACTTTGCAGGAGACCTAAACTTTGGTCTAGGCATGGAAGATGAAGTCATAGACATGTTTAAAGGCAAGAAGATAGAGGTGAAGTCAGAGAAAGGTATGTGGCAGCGTACTGGAAATATAGCCGTGGAGTATGAGTCATGGGGGAAACCATCAGGTATTAATGCTACTGAGTCCGACTTCTGGTTTCATAATCTGTGTATCAATGGTGACATATATGCCACACTTGTATTTAAAACAGAGACACTGCGTAAAATAGTTGACTCTCTTGATTTCGTCAAGACGGTGAGTGGTGGAGACCATAACGCATCCAAGATGTACCTTGTAAACATTAAGAAATTATTCTCCAGTGATGTTATCAAGGCATACAAGGGTGTTGCAGAAGAGTCACAGGAAAATAAATTTGAGAAAGGGGATTGACAGCATTTTTTATTACTGTATAATATTACTTTATGTAATACTTAAAGTTAACCTTAACTCCTTCTACTTTAAGTTAATTATTTAAGAGGTGAAGATGGATAAAGATTATTGTAAACATTGTGGTAACTTAGTAGATGACAATGGTGTTTGTTTCGAATGTCAGATGGAAAATGAGCAGATGGAAGACATGGTTAATCACCCTTCCCACTACACTAAGGGTGGTATAGAGTGTATAGATGCTATGAAGTCTATGGTGCATGGTGCTGTAGTGTCTGCCTTTGTGTCGTATTGTTGGCTTGCATCATTCAAATACTTGTGGAGATGGCACTACAAAGGCAAGCCTATTCAAGACCTAGAGAAAGCTAGGTGGTACATAAATAAGATGATTGAAAAACTGAAAGAAGAAGATGAAATACACAACAAAAGCAAAACTTAAAGACGGTTCTACTGTCTATCGTTTTATTCCACCGAAGGACGCTAGGCTATCTGGTGTTGTTAAGAATATGACATTCAAAGATGGACGTGCAGCTAGGTATGAGATACCTAAACTTGTTAAGATTGTAGAGGACTTCAGAAGAGGTAAGATTCTGGCAGGTAATGTTGATATAAACAGTAACCTAAGGCAGATACTGGCCTACTACTACAGTACAGGACAGTTTAACTCATTATCTTTTAGAACACAGAAGACTTACACCTACGGTCTTAATAAAATATGTTCTACAAAGATGTTCGGCAGAGAGTTGGGAGACATTACCCTTAAATACCTCACTCCCACTCACTGCACTGAACTCTATGAGACTTGGGTGCGTAGTGCTAGTGTTGATAATGCTAATCAACTCTCTAGAATGTTCTCTGTTGTGTTAAACTTTTGTATATCTCTTGGTTTAATAGATAGGAATCCAATGTCTGTTGTAAAGAAGAGGTCACACAAACCACGTTCTGTCGTGTGGACACGAGAGCAGGTTGAATTGTTTATTGGGACAGCCTTCTCTCAATTCAAGTACAGAAACATAGGCCTACTAGCCTTGATGTGCTACGAATGGGGACAGAGACCAATAGATATCCGACTACTTAACTGGGAATCTGTAGACTTTGATAACAAAATGGTGACTATAGTACAGACTAAGCGTGGTGCAACTGTACAACTACCTCTTGACAGTAAGTTAGAGAATTTATTGTTGCAGCAGAAAGAGGATTGGGGATTCCAAGAATATGTAATACCTCACCAGAGACCCTCAGATGGTTCGTATGCTCCCATCGAGCATTCTCAGGTGTCAACCCTTGCAAATGAAGTAAAGGCTCTCTGTGACCTTCCTAGAGAGTTACAGATGGGAGACCTCAGAAAGACAGCAATAACAGAGTTAATCAACAGTGGTGTTGACCAACTGGCAATCATGTCTGTGACAGGGCATAGGAACGTGCAGAGCCTTAACCCTTACAACAAACATAACTTTAATACAGCCAAGTCTGCACTAGAAATGAGGAGAAAATGAAACCATACCACAACAAAGGCTTTGGAACTGCCTTCTTCTATGTGTTCCTACTGCTTGTACCACTCCCTATATTTGCATTATGGATAGTAGATGGACAGGACTGGGCAGACAGATTTGCTACAAAGTATTTCTCACCGTGGCAATCAGAGTGTTGGGAAAATGCCAAGCATGAACGTGTATGTAACGGAGATAACAACTGTAAATTTTGGAGGAACTTTTGTGATGGATGAGGGACACGTATTATTTTTGTTAATGATGTTAGCAGTAGTAATGACACTAGCATTAAATGTAGTAGTGCAAGGATTTATAGGATGATATTAGAAACAGCATTAATGTGTATGGCAGCAAACATCTACCATGAATCAAAGTTTCAATCTATGCTTGGACAATTAGCTGTGGGTCAAGTAGTTATGAACAGAGTAGAAGACAGTAGGTTTCCTAACAATGTATGTGATGTGGTAACACAGGCTGTCACATATAAAGGTACAGACAAACCAGTTATACACAAATGCCAGTTCTCTTGGTACTGCGATGGTAAAAATGACACACCTGATTTAAAAAGTGACGAGTGGTACAATGCAAAACGCTATGCAAGAATGGTGTTGTATGGTACAATAACTTTAGATTTTACAGAGGGAGCAACACACTACCATGCTACTTATGTAAGACCTGCATGGGCGAAGACGAAGACTAAGACCACACGAATAGACAGACACATATTTTATAGATGGGAGAAGTAGATGGCAGATAATCCACACCAAGCCTGTCCCTTTGAGGACTGTGGTTCTTCAGACGCATTCAACTGGAATGACGATGGCTACGGCTTCTGTCACAGTTGTGGTGAGTCCTATCCGAACAAGCATAGACTACCTGTGTTTGATTGGGCAAAGCAAAGTTATCCATTAAAGAGGAGAGAGAATGTTATGATGAAAGAAGTTAAGGGTGTCACCTACGATGACATCAGGGGAATAGACCCTGAGGTTTGTAAGCTGTATGGCATACAGATACAGACAGACGCAGACGGTAAGCCTGTCCGATATGCTTACAAGTATCCACACACGGTCAAGTACAGAGCCTTTGATGATAAGTCTAAGACTTGGATAAAGGACAAGGGTGTTGGTATGAATCACTTGTTTGGTCCTGAGTTTAATTCTAACTCCTCTAATAAACTCTACGTGACCGAAGGGGAGTTTGATGCAGCAAGTCTCTACCAGATATTAGGTCAGAAGTTTTTTGTTAAGTCACTCCCCTCTGCGTCTATCGGTGAGAAGTTCATCAAGCAGAACTACAACTATCTCAACTCCTTCAAGGAGATTATCTATGCAGGTGAGTTAGATGATGCAGGACGCAGGAGTGCAGAGAGATTGTACGAATCTTTCCCAAGTAAGCTTTACTATGTACCCATGTCTAAGTACAAAGATGCTAATGAGTTTCTCATGGCAGGTGACGGAGAAGAGTTGAAGTGGACTGCTTTGAAACCACAGAGGTATTCACCTGACAACTTCTTCTGTTCCGATGAAGAAGTGGCACAGGCGATACGCACAGAGAATCCCTACGACTATACTCCGACAGGACACACAGGTCTTGATGACAAAATTCGTGGTATAGTTAAGGGTGGCTTGACGTTCCTAAAAGCACCAAGAGGTACAGGTAAGACTGAGGTGATACGGTACTTTGAGACAGGACTGCTGAAGAATCCAGACACTAGGATTGCTCTCCTGCACATGGAAGAAATGCGAAGTACAACGTATCGTGCTATGGCTACCTACCATCTTGGTGTGAACGTCAGGACAAAGGACGATGCACAAGAGAACGGTGTCTCTGAAGATGATGTGATTAAGGCTGCCCTTGAAGCGACACAGGGAGAACGTACCATAGTATTTGAGATGCGTTCACATGATGACCCTCTCAAACTACTGGAGTATACACGGCTTGCGTCCACCGTCTACGGTGCAGAGTATATATTTGTTGACCACGTACAGAGACTTGCTTACCTAAGTCAGACAGGTGTTGACGGTGCTACCTCTGTTCTTACATCTCTTGGTGCAAGAATGGCACAGCTTTCTAAAGAGTTAAACATAGGTGTTGTATTTATATCACAGGTCAATGATGATGGACGTACTAAGTATGCGTCCTCTCTGGAAGAAGAAGCTATCATCTGTATCAAGATAGAGAGAGACGTAGAGAACGAGGACACTACAGTTCAGAACACCACAGATTTTATTGTGGATAAGAACAGACCTTTTGCTAGACTTGGTAGAGCAGGTAGTGTATACTATGACCCTGAGACAACACTCCTCACAGAGGATACAAGGGAAAAGGATAGGAACGCAGCATGATAATATTTGATGTGGAATCAAACGGACTTCTTGATGATGCAACAAAGATACACTGTCTGTCGTATATTGATACTGATAGAGAGAAAGATATTATTACACTGTACGACTATGACGATATGAGATTGTTGTTTTCTGTAAAGAAACACTTTGTTGGTCACAACATTATACGGTATGACATACCATTACTAGAGAAGATATTAGATATTAAGATAGACGCAAGACTATACGATACATTACCTATGTCTTGGGTTGTAAACCCTACACGAAGCAAGCATGGACTAGACAGTTTCTTTCCTGACTTTGGCATAGAGAAACCAAAGATAGATGATTGGAACAACTTGTCCATAGAGGATTATTCACATAGATGTGAAGAAGATGTTAAGATTACACAAGCACTCTGGAACAATCTCCTTAAAAGATTTATGGTGCTGTACAAAGATAAGAGAGAACTAGATAAGTTTTTTAAATACTTAGAGTTTAAAATGGACTGTGCTAGACAGGCAGAGCGTTCAGGTTGGAGAGTTAATGTTGACTTAGCCAAGAAGTGTGTTGACGAGTTGACAGAGTTACAGAATAAAAAAGTCACAGAACTTATAGATGTTATGCCAATGAGAAAGTTATACAGAGTGCAGAGTAAACCAAAAGTATGCTTCAAGAAAGATGGTACTCTCTCCTCTCATGGCAGAAGATGGTTTGATTTGTTAGAAGAACATGGTCTTCCAGATACATATGACAAAGATGTCACGGTTGTTAAAGGTGCAGAGGAAGCCAATCCAAACTCCACTGACCAAGTGAAAGAGTGGTTGTATTCTTTGGGTTGGCAACCTTGTACATATAAGTACAACAAGAACAAGGAGACAGGCGAAGAGAAGAAGGTAGAGCAGGTTAGACTCAACGGTGAACTAACAGAGTCTGTCAAGCTACTAGCAAAGGACAATCCTTCTGTGCAGGTCTTAGACGGTCTAACAGTTTTACAACACAGATTAGGCATACTGAACGGATTCGTTGAGTGTGAACGTGACGGATACCTACGAGCAGAGATAGACGGACTTACAAATACCCTACGTTTCAAGCATAAGAAACCTCTTGTCAATCTCCCATCAGTAGAGAAGCCTTGGGGAAAAGAGATACGCAGTTGTCTTACAGCACCTCAAGGTTCTCTTCTCTGTGGAGCAGACATGACCTCACTAGAGGATACGACTAAGAGACACTATATGAAACCGTATGACCCTAAGTATGTAGAGGAGATGTCACGTAAAGGCTTTGACCCTCACCTCGACTTAGCTAAACACGCAAAGGTCATCACACAGTCCGACATAGATAAGCATCAGAGAGGTGAGGTAGACTTGAAAGCTTTGAGAAAAGATTTTAAGGTAGTCAACTACTCAGCCACTTACGGAGTGGGTGCTGCTAAACTTTCACGAGAAACAGGCATGTCTGTAAAGAAAGCACAGGCTCTACTTGATGCTTATTGGAAACGTAACTGGTCCGTCAGAGCATTCTCAGACGCACAGAAGATACGAAGGATAGGAGAAGAGATGTGGATACAGAATCCAGTAAGTAAGTTCTGGCATTCACTACGCTACGAGAAAGATGCCTTCTCCACTATCAATCAGAGTACAGGTTCATACTGCTTTGATAAGTGGGTAGCATACTATAGAATGAGAAGACCAAACATAGTTGGTCAGTTCCATGATGAAAGTATAAACGTAATAAAAGAGGGAGAACAGAATGAACACACAAGTGTTTTAACGTGGGCAATCAATAAGTTAAACGAGCAACTTAAACTTAATGTCGACTTAGGTATTGACGTTCAGTATGGAAAAACATATGCCGATGTACATTAGGGGTTGCAATATAAATTTTATCTGGTATAATAAGTCAAATTAAATAGGAGAAAATAAATGGCTACACGAAAAGTTATTTTAACAGGCATTGCTGAATGGGCAAAAGTGTTTGAAGACAATCGAGACCTCAAGGGTTTTGAGGGTGCATACGAAGAGTTTGATGGTGCTTGCACTATTGACATGATTCTCGACAAGGAGAACATGGACAGACTGTCTGCATCTAGGTCTATGAAGAAAGGCTCTGCAGATGCTGAGGGTAGAGGTACACGAGTACGGTTTGTACGTAAGTTCAATACTGGTAGAGATTGGGACAGTGGGTCTCCTGTTGTCTTAAAGTCTGACGGTACTAAGTGGGACATGGATGTAGATGGTCTCATTGGTAACGGCTCTACCGTCACGGTTACTCTATCTGTTTATGACACAAGCCGTAAGTCAATCGTGGGAACACGACTGGACAGAGTAAAAGTGTTGGAGCATATCAAGCCACCATCAGATGACGAGGATGAAGTGGCAGCTATGCCACCACCACAAAAGTTAAAGGTGGTGCAAGGTGAAGAGGAAGTCCCATTCTAAAGTTCCTAAACCAAGAAACCTTCAGGCTATGGAGTTACGTACTCCTAAGTACAGCCTGAAGGTTGTCCCGGATAAAACTAAAAACAAATTTAGAAAACGGAAACATAAGTTAGGAACAGCAGATGAAAAAGATTGATACCCTTGTTAGAGACATTTATAAAACTGTAGAAGGTAAAGGCAGTTGGGATAGTGTCGTTGGTTCAGCCTTTGGTAGTAACTTGTCCTCTGTCGCAAGTCAAAGGTTCTCCTCTCCTCAAGAACCACGAGGGTATCTTTCTCTTTCATCTGTGGGTACACCCTGTAAGAGAAAGCTGTGGTACAAAGTAAACAAACCGAAGGAAGGTGAGTCCCTACGTCCTAACACATTACTAAAGTTCTTCTACGGTGATATGATAGAAGAGTTGATACTGTCATTAGCTAAGGCTAGTGGTCATACTGTAGAGGGCGAACAGTCTAAGTTAAATGTATTTGGTGTCAAGGGACACAGAGATGCAGTCATTGATGGTATGACAGTTGACGTAAAGTCTTGCAGCAGCTATGCCTATAAGAAGTTCAAGGAAGGAAAGTTAAAAGATGATGACCCATTTGGATATATCTCTCAACTCAGTTCGTATGTATACGCAGGAAAAGATGACCCTCTTGTTACAAATAAAACACATGGAGCTTTTCTTGCAGTTGATAAACAGAATGGAAATGTTTGTCTGGATGTTTATGATTTCACTAAGGAGTTAGAAACAAAAGGAGAAGAGATAAAGGAAGTTAAGAGTGTTGTCGAGGGAGATATACCTAAAGAAAAGATTGACCCTATACCACAGTCAAAGACTAGCAGTAACAAGAAGTTAAGTATGCAGTGTAGCTACTGTGATTTTAAGTACCTGTGTTGGGACAACCTTAGGACTTTCATCTACTCTTATGGTCCTGAATATTTAACACACGTTGAGACAGAACCTAAAGTTCCAGAGATATTCCATGACTAGGAACGCTAAGGCTAAGGGTAGGCTTGGTCAGCAGGAAGTGCGAGACAAACTACTTGAAACATTTCCTGACCTAGAGCCTGATGATATTAAGTCTACTATCATGGGAGACTCAGGTGAGGACATACAGTTGTCACCTGCTGCAAGAAAGATAATTCCTCTCACCATCGAAGTGAAGAGGAGAAAGAATAATTTGAAGACTGTGTATGACTACATGGAACAGGCTTCAAGTCACGCAAAAGGAGAGCCTGTTGTATTCTACCGTTCAGACAGGAAGCCTTGGGTTGTTATGATTGGGATGGAACACTACATGAATTTATTAAAGGTATGGGCTGATGAAAACAAAAAAAATAAAAGTGTGGGCAGTAACGCAAGGTCCTTACAATCTTGAGACTTTAACAATAAACTATCCTTATGATATACCACCTGACTGTAATCATTTGGTAGTTTGTAAAGTAGAGAAAAGAAAGAAACTTATAGATAAAGAATTTTGGTTTGAAAACGAAGAAGATGCACATAAATTTAAATCACATATTGACTCCAAGATGGAAGCCACTATAATATATGCACCAGAGTTAGAAGAACCACTTGATTTTGGAATAGAGTTTGAGGATGAGTAAAAATAAATATGAAGTAAACATTACTATTAGCGTTGACCCTACTGCCAACTTTCTTGAGGTAGGGGATAAACACACAGACGCTTCCTGTATTAAACAAAGAATATGCGAAGCCATTTATGACATTGACGATGTTGAGATTAGACAAATAGATATTTCGAGGAGAAAAGAATGATACCGACAGACTACCAAAACTTTATAGCCGTATCCAGATATGCACGATGGATGGAAGAAGAAGGACGCAGAGAAACATGGGAAGAAACTGTGCAACGCTATGTTGACTACATGGCAGAGAAAGTCAAAGGACATCTACCTAAGAAACAAATCTTTGATGCTATCTACAAACTTGAAGTCATGCCTTCTATGAGAGCCTTAATGACTGCAGGTTCTGCCCTTGAAAGAGACAACACTGCAGGATACAACTGTAGCTACATGCCTGTCGATGACCCAAAGTCTTTTGATGAAGCTATGTATATACTCCTCTGTGGTACAGGAGTTGGGTTCTCTGTAGAGAGACAGTATGTCAATCAACTACCAGAGATTCCAAAGAAGCTAGAAGATGTTAACACTGTCATAGAGGTGCAAGACAGTAAAGAAGGTTGGGCAAGAGCCTTACGTAAGCTGATAGGACACTTGTACATGGGGGAAGTTCCTATGTGGGACATGGGTAAGGTTAGACCTGCAGGTTCTAGGCTAAAGGTATTCGGTGGTAGGGCATCAGGTCCTGCACCTCTAGTTGATTTGTTTAACTTCACAGTGGCTCTGTTCAGACAGAATGAAGGACGCAAGCTGTCTAGCTACGACTGCCATAATCTAATGTGTAAAGTGGGGGAAGTTGTAGTGTCAGGTGGAGTAAGACGGTCTGCTATGATTAGCCTGTCTAACTTGTCTGATGGACGTATGCGACATGCCAAGTCTGGTAAATGGTGGGAGACAGCACCACAGATGGCATTGGCTAACAACTCTGTGTGCTACACCGACAAGCCTGACGGTGAGACATTCTTACGAGAGTGGGCATCTCTTGTAGAGTCTAAGTCAGGAGAGCGTGGTATATTTAATAGAACATCAGCAAAGGAGCAGGCTGCTAAATACGGCAGACGAGACCCGGAGCATGAGTTTGGCACGAATCCTTGTAGTGAGATTATCCTACGTCCCTACCAGTTCTGTAACCTGACAGAGGTTGTGATACGAGAGAAGGATAAGTTTGATGACTTGAAGAAGAAGGTTATGCTTGCCACAATATTAGGCACAGTGCAGTCTACTCTCACCAAGTTTCCATACCTCAGAAAGATTTGGAATAAGAACACAGAAGAAGAGAGACTACTTGGTGTAAGTCTCACAGGAATAATGGATAATGAATTAACGAATGGGAGAAAGCATGGGCTTGAAAAAACCCTCACAGCACTCAGAGAAGTTGCAGTCGAAACAAATAAAGAATGGGCAGAAGTACTCGGAGTCCCACAAAGCACAGCCATCACCTGTGTCAAACCAAGTGGAACAGTCTCACAACTCGTGGACTCAAGTTCTGGTATCCACCCTCGTCACAGTAGCTATTATATTAGGACTGTTCGTGGTGATAATAAAGACCCTCTCACCCAATTTTTAATTGACAGTGGGATACCTGCTGAAGCAGACTTTATGAAGCCTGATACACAGACAGTATTTAGCTTTCCTATGAAGTCTCCAAAGAAATCTGTCAAGAGGGACGATATGACAGCCATACAACAGCTAGAGACATGGCTCACGTATCAGAGGTACTGGTGTGAACACAAGCCGTCAGTGACCATTTCTGTACGAGATGATGAGTGGATGGAAGTAGGAGCGTTTGTATTTAAACACTTTGACGAGATGTCAGGTGTGTCTTTTTTACCACACTCCGACCATACTTATCAGCAAGCACCATATCAGGAGTGTACAGAAACTGTATACAATGATTTTAGCAGTAAGTTCGGACATATTGATTGGAATAAGTTTAGAGATTATGAGAAGGTTGATACAACTTCAGGCAGTCAAACCTTTGCCTGTTCTGGAGATAGTTGTGAGATAGTAGACATAGGAGCGTAGTATGGCTAAGTGGGCGAACATAGAAATGGAAGCAAAAGATTTTAAGAAGAGGAAGGTTACGGCTAAGAGCTTGAAGCCATTGACGAGCAGACGCTACATGGCAGGTCAGGCTCTGACAGGGTTGTTAGCTAGAAGTAGTGGCTATGTTAATAGGGAAGTGTTACGGAGAGAAGCCTACGAGTGGGCAGACTTTATGTTAGAGGACGATTAACGCATCTGTTCTAGTTGAGGTGACACATATATACTTTTGTAGTTATCTAACAAAAACTTTAACTGGTATACTATTTCTACAGCGTCATCTCTCTCTAATATATCAGAAATTGTTGTGCCTTCTTCTAGTTGACCCCCCTGAATTAGAGAGTTTATAACTGTTTGAAGGTTGTCTTTATTTGCCGTCTTTGTTAGTTTTCTCAGAAGAGATAAACTTTTAGGAGCTAAATCTTCTAGTTGTTGCTCAGTTCTTTTTCTTAGTTCTGTTTGTATCTCTTGTATGATTGCTCTCTTTGCTTCTAAATCCCCTTTAAAAAAGTTAGGATATTCTTCTAATTTATCTCTAGCAATCTGTTCAAATATTGGAGCAGCTAAAGCATCCATAGCATTTTTTATCTTGGCATCTCCTCCCCACTTAGCAAAATCCCAGTTGTTTATACCTGCAGAGTTTAACATTAACTTTCCTATACTCTGTTTCTGAGTACGTCTTGCACCAAACATCATCTTACTAACGTCTGGCCTAATATCTGTACCTTCTGTAACAGTGGCTTTTGGCTCTAGATTCATTGGAGAAATTTCCATAGGTAATAAACTATTTATATATCTAGTTGCGTTATTATAAGCAATATTACCCTGTTTTAAATCTGGAACTTTTCCATCAAACCTTAATATGTTTGCAACCATGTTAGCAGGTTCAAAAGGTCTTGTTGCACCCTGAGCTATTCTTGACGCTACAGTACCCATAATTTCAAATAAAAATTCTTTTCCCTCTGTATTATTCCATAGTTCACCTAAATCTTTATGAACATATGTAAGCACTCTATCTATATCTCTTATTGCAGAAGCACCCACAGACAGTGAAAGTTTTTCAATTAATTCCACTGGTACATTTTTAGGATTAAAATTGTTTACTAGATACTCTGTTATATCTGCAATATTCTTACCTTCTATATCTTTTAGAACATCTCTCCCCTCCCCACTCAAACCATGGGCAATGATTTGTGCTACCATATCAGCCTGATTGTTAGGCCAATCGTACTGTCTGTCAGCTAAATCCCCTTCAGGAGTCCTGTTTTCGTTATAGGCTCTGCCCTCTTCAACTTTTTTTAGTCCTGAATTTTCTCCCTCAAAGACTCTATAAAAAACATAAGTATATCCCACTGCTGCTTTAGCTATTGACTCAACCATATCTTGAGACTCAGGGTCTAGCTTTTTACCTCTTGCTAATTGAACAGTATTTCTTAAAAAATTTAAACCAGTAAAATCAGCAAACGTAGCTACAACAGTATTATTAAAACTTCCAAATGGAATTACAAAACCTCCGGGAGTTTTATTTGTAAATGTTTCATATCCCCTAGCTATCCTTCTAAAAAAATTATTACCGTATAATTTCTTTAACTGCGTCCAATTAACAGACGCTGTTTGTCTAAGTGTTTGAAACTTAGCTTTCTCTAAAACATTCTCTTTGAATCTAGGTGTTATTATTTCAGCACCTATATCTTCTCTCTGAAAAAATTTAGTGGGCGATACACCGTACTCTGCTATGATAAATTTGTTTACGTTATTTCCAAATGCCCACAGTTTAGTATACTCATCCTGCATTCTTACAAGTGCTATTGTTTGTAAACCTTTTGTAACAGCTTCTGTTCCTTTTATAAACAACTGAGGCCCGGGAAGCAAAGCAAAATCATCACCTATCCTACCTTTGGCATCTAGATTAAACATAGCTAAACCATCATTAGCACCACCATCTCCTGCTACATCTCTAAATAATTTTGCCTGTACTTCTGGGTTTAAATCTAATATCTTTCTTGCATATCCAACTTCCATTTGTGGACTAACCATGGATAAACCTCTTCTTGTAGCTCCAAAGAAATTAGCATAGGCTTGATTAGCATGTAGTGTAGCTTTGTCTTGATTAAGACCTAGTGTCTTGTGCCATCCAGACTGAGCGAGATGTATTACAGAAGAAGCCATCTCTGCTGCAGAATCTAAAAATGCCAACGCTTGAAAACCTTGTAAGTTCGCACCTGTTGTTGCAGGGTGGGACGTTAGTAATCTTTTGTATGTACTCAATAACCACTGCCCAGTTTTAGGTGTTAAGTTTAATTCACCCTCATTTGCAGCAAGCTTTATAGCAACTTGAATATCATTTACTTCTCTATTTATACCCTGTATCGCAACAGAAGATATGTTTGCAAATCGACCTACATCAGATGATGTATTAATAAATCTAGCAGCTAGAGCGTCTGCAGTGTAAGCTAAATTTAAAGGTTTACCTGATGCCTTCTCAAAAGATTTCATGTACGCTTTAACAACATTGTCAGGTAAATACTTTATTGATTGTCCTAGTACACCTGATATCTTTGACTTGTTTATCATGTCTTCGTGAAACACAAAACCTGCTTCCTTTAATGCAGATATGTATCCCCTAGTAATAACTACTCCTTTATCATCAACGGTGTCAAAGAAAAAATCTCTAAAAAATTGTTGAGTGTGTTCTAAGTCATACACAAATTGGTCTTTAGATTTATTCTTTTTTAATTGATTAAAAGATTCTTCTTTAGCTATTTTCCATGCTTCTAGTTTAGATGGGTCTCCCTTTATATTACCAAAGTTACTATCCATAGTATCAATCATCTCAGGAATATTTGGCTCAACTCTTTCGTCAATAATATTTTCTATGTTCTTATTACTTTTTCTTAATGATTCCTCTATGTCAAAGTAACCTAAGTATGAATTTTTTAAAAAATCAGACTGCCTAAGCTGTGTGGTTAGATAGCTTGTAGTTCCAAATATTGCAGGAACTCCCATACTCATAAGAGATGTTATAGTTGTTCTTGATTTGTCAATTTCTTCTTGATTGCCTACATTTATTAACTGAGTCTGCTGAAGTAAATCTATACCGACATTAAAAAATAAATCAGGTATGGCAAAACTAGTTGTTGCTAATGCAACCTGTCTTTTACTAATTGCACTGGCAACTTTTTTTCTAGCCTGTTCTCTTGTTACGCCCTTAGACATTTGAGTTTTGTAGAAAGACATCATAAGTCTTTTCACTCCCTCTGACTGTGCTTTTGCAACAGGAGCATATATTAATTTACCTAATCCAAAACTTAAAAAAACTGTAGGGTCATAAACAGCAGAACGTGTATAGTCAAATATAGCATCTCCCATCTCAGAGTATGTACCTCTACCAACAAAAGCATTATCCATTCTCTCAAACAGGTGATACCCTGCACCTATCTTTGCTCTCTCATCATCATTAGCAAACAGACCTGCTGCAGCTAACTCATTGGCTACCGTGATAGAATTACCTGATGTAAACAGACGCATCCAGTTCTGATATATCTCAAACACCTTTTCATCTGGCATTTTTCTATAATCTCTAGACAGAAGACCACCTGTTGTTGCACCCATAGCTCCAGTGAATGTGCTGTACATTTTACTTGACATAGTGTCAGAGTATCTAGCTTCCAATGAAGAACGAATAACCTCCATTAAAACAGGGTCATTTACAATATCTTCTTTTGTTAAGTCTCTTGTGAAATAAAACTCAGACAGGTCTCCTGACGTACCTGCTTCTCCAAACATTCCACCTGTTAAAAACTTTTTGCTTCTCTGACGGTCTGCTATATAATCAGGGACATTTATTATAGTCTCGCCATATTCCCCTATAACAGTATAGTCCTCTGCAGAGACTGACTCATTGGAGTCGGAAAAAGGGATATTAGATTCGTTATCCCTCTGCCTAAATATATCTGTATCTATTGTTTCTGGAGAGTCTGCGAAAGGAACTGAAGAACTATCTTCTTCCTCTTCTTCGTCATCAAATGCTAAACCATTGTACTGTGTTTGTGTACTCTTTGTTGGTATAGTTACATTTGGTGTAAATATATCTGTATCTATTGTCTCATCAGAATCTAAGAACGGAGTTAGTTCTGACATTAATCTTGTCCTTTAGGAGGAACTATGCCTTCTTCTTTAGGAGTACCATCTGCATCTCCAATATTCATAAATTTTACTTTTTGACCGGGACGCAATACACCTAAATTTCTTAGTGTAATCATATGTTTGTGATTAAAAACTACAACAGGGGGAGCTTCTATATTTAAACTCAAACTAGGTGGTTGTTCAGGTAAAAAGAATTGTTTTGCCATAGTTGAGTTAGTTCTCATATAGTTATATGAGTCACGAGTTCCATATAAATTTATTAACTGGGTAGGATTACTTTTTGAAAATCCCTCTATCTCTGCAAGTTTACCACTTCTTTTTGTTAACCAACTATAGAGTTCTTGTTCCTCAGAGTTTAGAGTCCTATTATTAAATTTTTTCTGATAAAAAGATATAGCCCTATTTACTGCATTTACTTCTTGTTTATAGAAATTTTCTGCTACATCATAGGATTCGTCCTTTAAAAATTCTATATCTTTTGACTCTGGTAAACCCAGTGGGTCAGTAACTGTTGGTAATTGAACATTAGTTATGGAATAGTTAGTTAATATATCTAACATACCCTTTGAACTTTCACTTAATTTAAAACCAAATTGTTTTTCTAAGTTTTTTATATTTTCGTAAGGTTTTGTAGTTTTAGAAAATGTATTACTAAATATATATTCTAAAGTTTCATCTGGTATTCGACCCTCTGGTGTTAATCTATTCTTATCATTAAATTGTTTTTTTGTTGAGTTTAAAAAATCATAAACTGTTTTTAGAGTTCCATTAGCATTATTAGTGTTAGCCATAATACTGCCCAATGCAGTATTTGTAACATAAGGAAATTGCTCTTTAATTACACCTGCATAAAATTCGTTATCCTGACCCACTGGAGATTTACCTCCTCCACTTACGGTAGCACCTAAGCTAGTCTTTTTACTTCCTGTTGGCAAACCACTGCCAGATACAAGAGGTAAAAGACTTGTAAGTAAATTTTGTTCTTGTAAAATCTTTTTTAACTCAAGAGTTTCTTTTTGTAATTCTAAATTTTCTTTAGAAATTCCTAGTGTTTGTTTCTTTAAATTAAATGCTTCTTCATATCTCTCCTGTTCTTCTACTTCTTTGAGATATTTATTCGCACCTAAAAAACTAAAAAATGCCATAATTAAGTCCTTGCCATTAATCCTTTTACTGGTTCTTCAACGGTCTGCTCTTCAACAGGAGCAGTCTCTTCTACCTCTGTCTGTTCTAAATCCATCTCATCTACATTATCAGTGGGCTTTACTCCAGACAACATCTTCATTGCTTTACTAATATTTCTTTGATAGCGAATACTTTCTTTTTCAGCCACGTTATTTATGCCCTCATCGTATTCTAATCCCATAGCTTCTAGTCTGCCAACAATAAACTGGTGGAGTAGGGGAGCTATAGTTAGGCTTACATCAATAGAATGTATACCCTCAGCAACAGCACTACGTAGTAAGGCTTCAGTCTGAGACTTTATATCTAAACCCATTTCAGTAAAGTATGCTATGTCTTCCATAGATTCTTTAGAGTTTAGATTACTTATATGAATTTGCAAAGCTTCTTTAGGGTCAACAGTTTGTGGTGGTCTCTCATAGGATGCATTTCTAGGAGGAGTTGTTAACGACTGTCCGGGAACAGGGTAATCAAATCTAGCCACGTACTTTCTCCTTTAGTTCACTATTTAAAAACATTATCTGCATAAAAGCAACTTCTTGAAACTTTTGAAGTGGATTCTTATCATCGGTAGGCTGTTCTTCTACAACTCTTTTTCGCATAAAACCCTTGTCTTCTAGTTTAGGTTTGTCTTTGTAGTCCTCCATATAGTCTAATCTACGGAGTTCTCTTAATCTTTTTTCATAGTCTAATGACATTAACTATCTCCTACATTACTTAAAAAATGAACCAATTAAACCTGTTCCACCAAACAATGATAAACCTGCACTACCAAACAACATCCTACCAAAGAAACTTGTTCTAGCTGCAGCTTCTGCTGTATCTAACTGCATTCGTACACTGTCCAGTTTCTTATCAGCAAGTAGTAATCTAGTAGACCTTTCTAATGCACTCTCAGACTGTGCTACAGCAAACTGCATTAAGTCTCTTTCTCTCTGCCATATTTGGTCTATAGCCTTATTTGACAGTCCGTTTATTTGTTTAGCAAACTCAAAGTTAGCCTGATTCTGCGTGGCAGTATTAACTGTAGTGGTATCCTGTCTCCACTTAGCATTAGCCTGTGCAACAACTAAAGAGTTGTTAGCATTAAAGAAGTCTCTTTGATTCTGTATCTCAGCGTTAAACTTGTTTAGTGCATTCTCTTCATTAACATTAAACTGGCTCATAGCATTGTACTGTGCAGTATTAAACTGACTTACCTGACTTGCAAGGTTAGCATCAAACTGTGCAGACTGATTAGCACTTGATGCGTTAAACTGTTCTGTAGCATTCTGAGATGCTGTATCTGTTAGCAGTGTTTGAGCATTCTGTTGTGCCTTAAATAACTCTGTCTGTTGTTCATTGTTAAGATTAGCCAAATCCATCTGCAAAAAGTTTTGTGCATTTGCAATTTGAGCCTGTTGTAGGTTGCTCAATCCTGCCATCTCTAACTGAGAAAGTTGAGCAGCTTCAGCCATTACAATAGCCTGTCTGTTACTTAAATTATTTAAGTCTACAGTCTGTGCCATTCTAGCATTCTCAAGAGCTACTTGTTGCTGTGCTGTAAAGTTCATGTTAGCTATCTCACTAACCTTTGCAGCGTTCATTACCTTTGTCTGAAAAGCTTGGTCAAACTCTATCTGCAAAAACTTAGCTCTTTGCTGTGCATTAGCTAGTGCTACCTGTTGTTTGTTTGACGCATCAATCTGTGCAATAGGTAAGGCAGACTCCATTGCAGCCTGTATGACTGCCTGTCCTGCAAGTGACGATGCACCGAGTCCTCTTGCTGCTAGAGTTGCCATAGCTTTACGCATACTTCCTGCTGCCCATGCAGGGGTCTTACCGTCATCAAACTGAGCCATAAGAGTAGACAGTTCATCTTGAACGGATACAGCCTGTGCATCTACTCCTGCTACTCTTGTCTGGTCTACAACAGGAGTTTCACTAAGCATCTCTCCTACTTCTGCTTTACGAGTAGGAGCATCAGCTACTTTTCTTGCTTCGTCTATTTGTGCTGCATCAATGTCAGAGACAGCCGTATCTTCTTTAGTTTGACCTACAACTTCTTTAGTAACATCACTAGTTTGAGGGTCAACATCTTCCATCAACTTCTTCATTTGTTCTGCAGAAGTAAATGTATCAGCCTTTGTTACATCTATAGGGTCAGGGTCTTTTGCTTGAGCAGTTGTATCTACCTGACCTATAGGAGCTTTTTCTGCATCAGGTGTTACCTGACCTGCACCTTCATCTATATTTGTACCTGTTGTATCAGGGTCTATCTTATCTACTTCTGTTTCTTTTAAAGTTTTTGATGGGTCAACAGTGGCATCACCAATTAACTTTCTTTGACCTTCTTGAATATCTTCTGCTGTGTATTCTTTATCTTTTTCTGGTGGTGTAGGAATATTATTTTTTTCTAAAAATTTTTTTAAATCATCTGAGATAGGTCCTTGTGGTGGCTGTCCATACTCAGGCTCAATAGCACCACCCTCTTGCATACCTATAAGACCCCCTCTGTTCTTCACAGCGATGGGTATGTCTCGTGCATTTATAAAGTTAGATATTGACCTCTTAGTTTCAGGTCCTGTATATCCGTGTAGCTTAGTTAAAATATCATAAGCTTCTTGTACTGTCATTGCCATTTAGTTAGTCCTTACTTAATACTCTGTCTAGCTTATCTTCTAGTCTGTGTAGTGCTTCCATTACTCCGTGCATCTCTTGTTTTACCTCAGACCTTGATGCGTACTCTTCTCTTGTTTTATTTAGAAGTATGTCTAGTCTCTTTACTTCTAGCATCATGTTACGAAATGTCCACAACGCAGGTGCTATAACAAGCGTCAAGATTAAATTCCAAAACATTACTGGGTCTATTTCCATGTTACTTAAAACTCTTATTCATTGAATCTAAAACACTGTCTATGTTAGGTGGCTGACCATTTGGGTCATATCTGCAACGGTACTCTGTTGGGCATTGTCCTTCCACCACTAGCGTATATGTATCGTTTGCTCCCTTGTACAAACAAACCTGCTGTCCGTTCTTTGCTTGCACTCTTTTGTATCTACGGCAGGTGATATACTTTGGGTCTTCACGTTTGCCTAGTCTCTTCTCTTGCTCCCATGTCCAATCGCTGAACTTCTTGAGGAAGCAGGTGTAACAGTTCTTGATGTTGTCGGATTGTGCTAAAGTTATTGTACCATAATTGTCTGCACAAAGCCACTCAAATGTGTACTGTCCACCATCTTTTCTTACGCAGTTACCACCATCCTCTGTCGACCCCCATAAGGGCAAGAACAAACAGCACCAAAGCACCAAGACCAAAAGTAAGAACCACTGCCAAAGCGACATACGTTACAACTTTTTCTCTAAACTTTTGTTTATCATATACTTCTTTCTGTCTTCTCTTGCGTATCTGTCCTTCCATCGCTAGTAAATCGTCCCACGACTTAGAACCAAACGTGAACATTAGAAACTGTTTTAGCTCGTACCTCTGTTCTTCTAACTTCTTTTTGGCAGTAAACGCTTCTATGGCTTCCTGTTCTATGCTACCACCACCAAAAACTTTACGTAGCATTGATGGATTCTTGGCTGACTTGTGTGCGTTGTCTACGTCACTGACTGCTCCCATCCACCGTGACAAGTCTTGTGACATTGCTTCCAAGTCTCGTCCTGCTGCAAATGCCCTCTTGATTCCGTTGAAGGCTGTGCTTGCTGTAGCAACAGCAGCAGAGATGGTGATGGGGTCAAACATGTTACCCCACTACTGCAGTTTTAGCAGCTTTTTCTAAAATTTCCTTTGATTGTTGCTCAGATTTATTTATGGACTCGATGAGTATATTTGTGAAATGTGTCAAGGCAGCACTCATCTGGTCAAGTTCAAACTTGTGTGTGTTACTCTTAGACTGCAAACTCTTTATCTGAGAGATGATGTAGTTCTGCTCCTTGTTAAAGTTATCTGTTTTATAGTCTTTACCATTTATTTGTATTACATTATCCGTCATTCTGCTTCCTTAATAGTTAATGTGCCTTCCTTTACTTGTCTTAGTATTTCTGCGTAGTGTCTGTTGGCAGGGTCTAGTGGTACAAATCTAGTAACAGAATCTTCAACTACCCTTATTACTTTTTTATCTTCTGTTGTGTACTGTGCTTCTGATATATTCATGTTATTCCTTTATAATTCTGCGTCTGCTGACCAACCACCACCAACCATGTAAGCGTTGGGTGCAGAAGCATCTCCTTCTACGACATTTATAAAACAACCAGTATTATTAAGTTCGCCTAAATCTGTAGCTCCACTTGTTTCTTCCCAAGCAGACCCATTCCACCATCTCCATCTATTATCGGATGTCCCACTTCCTAAACCAGTAACATTAAAAGCAGTCATAGTTGGGTCTGACCTTTTGCGAACTAAAAAATGAATCTGCGCTCTTATATTGTCGTTAATCCAAGTAACACCATTATAGAGGGTCATCCCAAGTCCATAATTATTTCCCTCAACTGGAAATGTTCCGTGGTCGAAACAATGTTCAAAGTATCTCTTACACTTAGCCAACGTCCTCTCAAAAGGCTCATGCTCAAACTCTGTTGGGTTCTGTCCTACTTCTAACTGAACACCTGTGATGAAGAAGGTTCTTGATGTGCTGTCAAAAAATGAGGATGCACCATCTCCTATTCTTTGATTATTAGTGGTGTGCCATACATTATCTGTATGAGTTCCCCCAGAATTGCCAGAGCCACCATGTAACCAAAAATTTAATCTTAAACTATTTGCATTATCATCGTCAAATGTTCCTGTAGTATCTGCAACAAATGTTCTTGATACTCTTACCCAATCCGTTGTAACAGGAAACTCTTGTGAGTTATATCGTGTGTTGTCAACGTCCTCTAATTCAACAGTGTATGTTGCTGACGCATTTCCTTTTACATAAAAACTCACCGTTACTGGAACAGCACTAGATGTTCCCTTTTGTAATGTTTGAAGATTTTGACCCTCTATTCTATGTTGAAATATAAATAGCTCATCAGAAGCTATTGAGGTGTCAGCAGTTGTACAAGCTAATTTTACAGAGTTTGAAAAACCCTCTGGTGCAGAACTGTCTTGCGTCATTGTTGCTCTTCCACTTGTACTTGATGCGATTCTCCATCTATCACAGGTAAAGAACCCACTAGATGCACCAACTCCTGTGCTTGACGTTCCTCTCTGTGCCACATTCATTGCACCATTGATGATGATATTTCTGTTTACTCCACCACCACCTGCATTGATGTTGCCTATTAGGTTTGCTAATTCTGCTGCTTTGCTCATGCTAAATCTCCCATACAGTGCATACTTGTTCTACTTGCATCTCCTAATGGCAGTGAAGAACCTGATGAATCGTTACCAAAAGATTGTATCCTACACAGTGTTGTAGATTTTGTGCTGTTGTCTATGGCTGTTCCTACACCATTAGAGCTACAGGTATCAGCGTAGTCAGAATTACTAAACGCATTTGTTATAGTAAGAGTACAATCACCTGCTCCGTTATCTGTTAGGCTTGTTATGTTAAAATTATCTTTGTTTGTAAACGAACTAGCTGTTGCATAGTGACACCAAGCCTTACACAACCCCTGTTGTAGATTAGTCGTGGTGCTATTCCCTTCGCCTGTCACAGCGATTGACCCTGCTGTGGTGACACCTGTTAGTGTATTTATTTTAAGTGTTGATGCCATTATTTAGACTCCAATGCTGTCAATCGTGCTTCTATAGAGGAGAAGATAAAAGAGAATAACTCTGCATATCGCACACTTAGTCTTGTCTGCTCTTTACCATCCTCGTCTTTATACGTGCCTGATGTAAACAACCCATACTTAGAAACATCTAGTCCCTCTGCACTAAAAGCTGATTGTACTTCTTGTGCAATAATACCTGTGTGCGTTCTAGCCTTGTCACCTTTTTCTGCAACCCTATCTTTCCATCTAAATGTCTTAAACAATGCAGATAACTTTTTAGCTACGTTTAGTTCTTTAGATGTCAAACTTGCTGTGTCTTGTTTTTCATTTTGGTCTGATGTTTGAATTGTCCCATTAGTTGCGTGTATGTCAACAAATCTTACACTTTCACTTCCTATGTCTTTATCATTGTCTGCTGTAGCACCTGCACTATTTGTAGGAACGACATTGTTACCAACAAATTTTATTCCAGTGGAAGTGTGTGCTATGAAAAATTCTCCATTAACACCGATAGTTCCGATAGTACTGCCGTCTTTACGCAAGTCTATCATTGTTCCATCACTTGTTTCACGATTTAATTTTAGCACAGTTCCTGCAAGACCTGCCTGAATCTCACCACTTGCTTTCAAGGTCATACCAGAACCACCATCTGCCACTGGACTATTTAAACTCGTGTGACCAATTAATACGTTACCACTTGAATCCATTCTAGCTTTCTCAGCACCTGCTATGTTTAGCTTAATAGTATCATTAGTCGCTAGGTCAATACCTGAGTCATTATCTCCCCCTGCATTGACGATTGTATCTACTTTAATTTCACTTGC